GCGTCAACGTGATGTAGCAGAACTCGACGCCAGATACACAAAGGAGCTTGCTGATGCTAACGCGACTATCGAAAGTCTCCGTGCTGATGTTTCTGCTGGTCGTAAGCGCCTGCAAGTCGCCGCCACCTGTGCAAAGTCAACGACCGGAGCCAGCAGCATGGGCGATGGAGAAAGCCCAAGACTTACAGCAGATGCTGAACTCAATTATTACCGTCTCCGAAGTGGAATCGACAAGATAACCGCGCAGGTTAACTACCTGCAGGAGTACATCAGGACGCAATGCTTAAAATAATTTTAATCTCACTGAAATTTAACAAGTGACTTTCAGGAAAATGCCTCGCAGATGCGGGGCGTTTTTGTATAGGTATTTCACCGCGCACCGCAGCGCACAATAACCACCGAACCTGACCCTTTGGAATGGGCCTTTGAGGATACCAGTTAGTGCTGGCGAGCCTCGGTGGGCTGGTTTCCTGTGCGGCAAAGGTTCATTTCAAAGAGTAGGCATACGACATGAGTGAATTAATTGAGACTCCTGATTTTGACTTTCGCCAGTTAGTTACCGCAGCAGAGGGTGAGCCGGTAACTGACACTTTCCAGATCGCAAAGGCATTTGGTAAGCGTCATGCGGACGTATTGAGGGCGCTGAAAAATTGTCATTGCTCTGAAGATTTCCGGAGAGCGCACTTTTGCGTTGCCGAAAAAATCAATGATTTAGGGATTTTCGACAAGAAACAGATTTACTACCGCATGGACTTTAGTGGCTTCGTTATGCTGGTCATGGGATTTAATGGCGCAAAAGCCGACGCCGTTAAAGAGGCCTATATAAATGCCTTTAACTGGATGTCAGCAGAACTCCGTAAGTACAGCGAAAGTTATGAAGCAGAACGCAACGCCATAATGTTGGAGTATATGAAAGAGAAGGATGTCGCCAGTATGTCTGGCCGCCTGCTCAATCGCTGGGGAAGAACGAAAAAAACTCAATTGCTTGCAAAGCTGAAACGCCTGGAAAGGCAGGGACAGTTTTTATTACCGGGATTCGATAAGGGTATTCAAGCCTGACACATCATGCGCTGTATCGTCGCCGTATTCCCGCATTAACCATGACCGCAGCCCGACGGGGAACTCCTTCTGCGCGAGTGTGCGGGAATAATCAAAAACGATGCACACCGGGTTTTTACCGCGCTAATGATTCGCGGGTTTGTCCCTCATGCTCGCCAGTCCTGTGCGAGGGTGGAAGAAACAGGATATTAACGCAAGTGATAATTATTCTCATTTACTGGGTCCTTTCCAGCGATCCGACAGGTTACGGGGCGGCGACCTCGCGGGTTTTCGCTATTTATGAAAATTTTCCCGGAAAAAGCAGATCCGTTCTTCTTCTGAGTAACTTGTTGTTTACTAGATTCTTTTTTAAAAAAAGAAAGGATCTGGCAGCAGTGATTTTTCGCTGAAAAAATCGTTTTTAGATCCTTTCTTCTTTTTGTGACAGGTGTGTTTTGTGAAGGTTAATAAAAAGAAATTGGCAGAGATTTTTGAGTGCGATGTCAGAACAATTACTGGTTGGCAAAGCCAGGGGCTGAGAGTTTTGTCGGGGGGTGGCAAAGGCATTGAGGTCATGTTCAATTCTGCAGAAGCCATTGAGTGGTATGCGCAGCGGGAAAAAGATATCGAAAACGAAAAGCTCCGCAAAGAACTGGACGATTTGCGTGCGGCTGCGGAGTCAGATTTACAACCCGGCACCATTGACTATGAGCGCTACCGACTCACAAAAGCACAGGCAGATGCGCAGGAACTGAAAAATGCCCGAGAAGAAGGAATGGTTCTGGAAACTGAATTGTTTACCTTCATTCTGCAACGTGTAGCACAGGAAATTTCGGGGATACTTGTGCGTGTGCCGTTGACGTTACAGCGTAAATATCCAGACATTTCACCATCACATCTTGATGTGGTGAAAACTGAAATCGCGAAAGCCTCCAATGTTGCAGCTAAAGTCGGTAAAAACGTGGGCGGGTGGATCGATGATTTCAGACGCACAGAAGGCAGCTAATGCAGCCGGTGCGATAGCTACAGGGCTTTTATCTCTCAATATTCCGGTTCCACTGACAACAGTTCAGTGGGCTGATCAACATTATTATCTGCCGAAAGAATCTTCATATACTCCCGGGAAATGGGAAACACTGCCGTTTCAGGTTGCCATTATGAACAGCATGGGAAATGACCGGATCCGCACCATTAATCTGATTAAATCGGCGCGCGTCGGTTATACCAAAATGCTGTTAGGGGTGGAAGCCTATTTCATTGAGCATAAATCCCGTAACAGTCTGCTTTTTCAGCCAACAGATTCTGCCGCCGAGGATTTCATGAAATCTCATGTCGAGCCAACAATAAGGGATGTTCCTGCATTGCTGGATCTGGCTCCATGGTTCGGAAGAAAACACCGCGATAATACGCTCACCCTGAAGCGTTTTTCCTCCGGCGTGGGTTTCTGGTGTCTGGGTGGCGCGGCAGCAAAAAATTACCGTGAAAAATCTGTGGATGTGGTCTGTTATGACGAACTCTCCTCGTTTGAACCGGATGTGGAAAAAGAAGGTTCGCCAACACTGCTTGGCGATAAACGTATTGAAGGTTCGGTATGGCCTAAATCCATACGCGGCTCGACGCCCAAAACCAAAGGCACCTGCCAGATCGAAAAAGCCGCTAACGAGTCGGCGCATTTCATGCGGTTTTATGTTCCTTGTCCTCATTGTGGGGAGATGCAGTATCTGAAGTTTGGTGATGAATCCACGCCGTTTGGCCTGAAATGGGAGAAGGGTAAACCGGAAACGGTGTATTACCTGTGTGAGCATAATGGCTGTGTGATCCGTCAGTCGGAACTTGACCAGACTGACGGGCGCTGGATTTGTGACAATACAGGAATGTGGACACGTGACGGCCTGACATTTTACAGCGCGGGTGATGAGGAGATGCCGCCACCGCGATCCATCACTTTCCACATCTGGACGGTCTATAGCCCGTTTACCACCTGGGTACAGATAGTCTATGACTGGCTGGATGCGCTGAAAGATCCTAACGGCCTGAAAACCTTTGTGAACACCACGCTGGGCGAGACCTACGAAGAGGCCGTAGGCGAAAAACTCGATCACCAGGTTCTGATGGATAAGGTCGTGCACTACACGGCGGCGGTACCTGACAGGGTGGTTTATCTGACGGCGGGCATTGACTCGCAGCGAAACCGTTTTGAGATGTATGTCTGGGGATGGGCACCGGGAGAGGAAGCTTTTCTGGTGGATAAAATCATCATTATGGGGCGTCCTGATGAGGAAGAGACGCTGTTACGTGTGGACGCGGTGATTAACAAAAAATACCGCCATGCGGATGGCACCGAAATGACCATTTCCCGTGTCTGCTGGGACACCGGGGGGATCGATGGCGAAATCGTCTATCAGAGGTCAAAAAAACACGGTGTTTTCCGTGTGCTGCCGGTAAAAGGCGCGTCTGTCTATGGCAAGCCGGTGATCACCATGCCGAAAACCCGCAATCAGCGGGGCGTGTATCTGTGTGAAGTGGGGACGGACACCGCAAAAGAAATTCTCTATGCCCGTATGAAAGCCAGTCCCACACCTGCGGATGAAGCCACATCGTATGCCATCCGTTTTCCTGATAATCCGGAGATTTTTTCGCAGACAGAGGCGCAGCAACTGGTCGCGGAAGAGCTTGTGGAGAAGTGGGAAAAAGGAAAGATGCGCCTGCTGTGGGATAACAAAAAGCGGCGTAACGAAGCGCTGGACTGCCTGGTGTATGCCTACGCAGCATTACGTGTGTCCATGCAACGCTGGCAGCTTGATTTGGCTGTACTGGCAAAATCCCGGGAAGAAGAGACGACCCGGCCAACCCTTGAAGAACTGGCAGCGAAGCTGTCCGGAGGAGTGAATGGTAACAGTCGCTGAACTGCAGGCGCTGCGTCAGGCGCGTCTTGATTTATTAACCGGTAAACGGGTGGTGTCGGTCCAGAAAGATGGTCGCAGAATTGAATATACGGCAGCCTCTCTGGATGAGCTTAATCGTGCTATCAATGATGCGGAGTCGGTACTGGGGACAACCCGCCGCCGTCGCCCGCTGGGAGTGAGGTTATGAAACGAACGCCAGTCCTGATTGATGTGAACGGCGTTCCGCTTCGTGAGAGTCTCAGCTACAACGGGGGCGGCGCAGGATTTGGCGGGCAAATGGCCGAGTGGTTACCACCGGCGCAGGGTGTTGATGCTGCCCTGCTGCCTGCGTTGCGTCTGGGGAATGCCCGTGCAGATGATCTGGTACGCAATAACGGTATAGCGGCCAATGCGGTGGCCCTGCATAAGGATCACATTGTCGGGCACATGTTTCTTATTAGTTACCGTCCGAACTGGCGCTGGCTTGGGATGCGGGAGTCCGCGGCAAAAATCTTTGTCGATGAGGTGGAGGCGGCCTGGTCGGAATACGCGGAAGGAATGTTTGGCGAGATCGATGTGGAAGGGAAACGCACCTTTACGGAATTTATCCGTGAAGGTGTGGGCGTTCATGCATTTAACGGTGAAATCTTTGTGCAGCCGGTCTGGGATACGGAAACCACGCGGTTATTCCGCACGCGTTTTAAAGCCGTGAGCCCTAAACGGGTGGACACGCCGGGACACGGTATGGGTAACCGTTTCCTGCGGGCCGGGGTGGAAGTCGATCGGTATGGACGGGCCGTTGCGTACCATATCTGTGAGGATGATTTTCCGTTCTCTGGTAGTGGACGATGGGAACGGATCCCGCGTGAACTTCCCACCGGGCGTCCGGCCATGCTGCATATTTTCGAGCCGGTTGAGGACGGGCAGACCCGTGGGGCTAATCAGTTTTACAGCGTCATGGAACGGCTGAAAATGCTCGATTCCCTGCAGACCACGCAGCTTCAGTCGGCCATAGTGAAGGCGATGTATGCAGCGACGATTGAAAGTGAACTCGATACCGAAAAGGCCTTTGAATATATCGCGGGTGCACCGCAGAGTCAGCAGGATAATCCGCTCATTAATATTCTGGAGAAGTTCACCCGCTGGTATGACACGAATAACGTGACGCTGGGCGGTGTCAAAATTCCGCACCTTTTCCCCGGGGATGATTTGAAATTGCAGACTGCGCAGGATTCAGATAATGGATTTTCTGCGCTTGAACAGGCGCTGCTGCGGTATATCGCCGCCGGTCTTGGCGTTTCCTACGAACAGTTGTCCCGTGATTACTCGAAGGTCAGTTACTCAAGTGCCCGTGCCTCAGCCAATGAGTCGTGGCGTTATTTTATGGGGCGACGAAAATTTATTGCGTCCCGGCTGGCCACGCAGATGTTTTCCTGCTGGCTGGAAGAGGCGCTTCTTCGGGGGATTATTCGTCCGCCACGGGCGCGTTTTGATTTTTATCAGGCGCGTTCAGCCTGGTCACGGGCAGAGTGGATTGGCTCCGGAAGAATGGCCATCGATGGACTCAAGGAGGTTCAGGAGTCGGTGATGCGCATTGAGGCCGGACTGAGCACGTATGAGAAAGAACTGGCACTGATGGGCGAGGATTATCAGGACATTTTCCGCCAGCAGGTCAGGGAATCCGCAGAGCGGGAAAAAGCCGGGCTCTCACGCCCGGTGTGGATAGCGCAGGCGTATCAGCAGCAGATAGCGGAGAGTCGCAGGCCGGAAGAGGAGACAACACCACGTGAGACGTAATCTTTCACACATTATTGCAGCAGCATTCAATGAACCGCTGCTTCTGGAGCCCGCCTATGCGCGGGTTTTCTTTTGCGCGCTGGGGCGTGAGATGGGTGCGACAAGTCTTTCGGTACCGCAACAGCAGGTACAGCTTGATGCTCCCGGGATGCTGGCTGAAACGGACGAGTACATGGCCGGAGGAAAACGACCGGCCCGTGTTTACAGGGTGGTGAATGGTATTGCTGTACTGCCGGTGACAGGCACGCTGGTGCACCGGCTGGGTGGCATGCGGCCTTTTTCCGGAATGACAGGTTATGACGGCATTGTCGCCTGTCTTCAGCAGGCAATGTCGGATACCCAGGTGCGGGGTGTACTGCTGGATATTGACAGCCCTGGTGGACAGGCCGCCGGCGCGTTTGACTGCGCTGACATGATTTACCGCCTCCGGCAGCAGAAGCCTGTCTGGGCGCTGTGCAATGACACGGCCTGCTCTGCGGCAATGCTGCTGGCATCGGCCTGTTCCCGACGGCTGATTACCCAGACATCACGTATCGGCTCCATTGGTGTGATGATGAGCCATGTCAGCTATGCCGGTCATCTGGCGCAGGCCGGTGTTGATATCACGCTTATTTACGCCGGATCGCACAAGGTGGATGGCAATCAGTTTGAATCCCTGCCGTCAGAGGTTCGCCAGGACATGCAGCAGCGCATTGATGCGGCGCGCCGGATGTTTGCTGAAAAAGTGGCGATGTATACCGGTTTATCTGTGGATACGGTTATGGGGACAGAGGCCGCAGTTTTTGAAGGGCAGTCAGGTATTGAGGCCGGGCTGGCGGATGAATTAATCAATGCGTCGGATGCCATCAGCGTGATGGCCGCGACGCTGAACACACATGATACAGGAGGCACTATGCCGCAATTAACTGCAACGGAAGCCGTCGCGCAGGAGAACCAGCGAGTGATGGGGATCCTGACATGCCAGGAAGCGAAAGGACGTGAACAGCTTGCCTCGATGCTGGCAGGACAACAGGGCATGAGCGTTGAGCAGGCCCGGGCGATTCTGGCAGCGGCGGCACCGCAGCAGCCGGAGGCATCCCCGCTGAGTGAAGCCGATCGCATTATGGCGTGTGAAGAAGCGAAAGGTCGTGAACAACTGGCTGCAACGCTGGCGGCGATGCCGGATATGACAGTGGAAAAAGCCCGCCCGATCCTGGCTGCTTCACCACGGGCGGATGCCGGACTATCACTCCGTGATCAAATCATGGCCCTGGATGAGGCGAAAGGGGCTGAGGCGCAGGCTGAAAAACTGGCGGCCTGCCCGGGGATGTCCGTGGAGAATGCCCGGGCTGTACTGGCTGCTGCATCAGGTAAAGCTGAACCAGTCTCTGCCTCCACGACATCCATGTTTGAACGTTTCATGGCGAACCATTCACCGGCAGCGGTACAGGGCGGCATGTCACAAACGTCAGCAGACGGTGATGCGGACGTAAAAATGCTCATGGCCATGCCATAAAGCCACTGCTGATCATCAATATGAGGTTTTAATAATATGGTAACGAAAACCATCACTGAACAGCGTGCGGAAGTACGTATTTTTTCCGGTAATGATCCGGCTCATACAGCCACAGGTAGCAGCGGGATTTCCTCGGCGACACCGGCTCTGACGCCTCTGATGCTGGATGAGGCCACCGGGAAACTGGTGGTCTGGGACGGACAGAAAGCCGGTGGTGCGGTTGGCATACTGGTACTGCCGCTTGAAGGCACAGAGACGGTACTGACGTATTACAAGTCGGGGACTTTTGCGACGGAGGCAATTCACTGGCCTGAGAGTGTGGATGAACACAAAAAGGCCAACGCCTTTTCCGGTAGTGCCCTGAGTCATGCGGCGCTGCCGTAACACATTATCAGGCCACTGCGGTGGCCTGACTTATTTCTGAATGAAGGAACTGATTTATGGGATTGTTTACGACCCGCCAGTTGCTCGGTTATACCGAACAAAAAGTTAAATTTCGTGCGCTGTTTCTGGAGCTGTTTTTCCGCCGTACGGTGAATTTCCAGACCGAAGAGGTGATGCTGGACAAAATTACCGGAAAAACGCCGGTGGCGGCCTATGTCTCCCCGGTTGTTGAAGGAAAAGTGCTGCGTCATCGTGGGGGTGAAACCCGCGTGTTGCGTCCGGGCTACGTCAAGCCGAAACACGAATTTAATTACCAGCAGGCGGTTGAGCGCCTTCCTGGTGAAGATCCATCTCAACTGAACGATCCGGCTTACCGCCGTCTGCGTATCATTACCGATAACCTCAAACAGGAAGAGCACGCGATTGTCCAGGTGGAAGAAATGCAGGCGGTAAATGCTGTGTTGTATGGCAAATACACCATGGAAGGAGACCAGTTCGAGAAAATTGAGGTCGATTTTGGCAGGTCGACGAAGAATAACATCACACAGGGTAGCGGTAAGGAATGGTCAAAACAGGATCGTGACACGTTCGATCCTACACATGATATTGACCTCTACTGCGACCAGGCCAGCGGTCTTGTGAATATTGCCATCATGGACGGTACCGTCTGGCGTCTGCTGAATGGTTTTAAGCTGTTTCGCGAAAAACTGGATACCCGTCGCGGTTCAAATTCACAACTCGAAACGGCAGTGAAAGATCTGGGCGCAGTGGTGTCCTTCAAGGGGTATTACGGCGATCTGGCCATTGTGGTGGCGAAAACGTCTTATGTATCAGAGGATGGTACCGAAAAACGTTATCTGCCAGATGGCACGCTGGTCCTGGGGAATACTGCTGCAGATGGGATCCGTTGTTACGGTGCCATTCAGGATGCGCAGGCGTTGTCGGAAGGTGTGGTGGCCTCTTCCCGTTACCCGAAACACTGGATGACAGTGGGTGATCCCGCCCGTGAATTCACCATGACGCAGTCCGCGCCGCTGATGGTACTCCCTGATCCGGATGAGTTCGTGGTGGTACAGGTGAAATAACATATAACC